TCGAGAAGGCGAAAGCAGTTAAAGTACAAAGTGCATCCAGTGTGAGTGTTAAAAAAAGAGGCTTCAAAAAAGGCGAAGTGAAGCTACAAGGATAGAGATAACAAGATATTTAACTATCTAGATGGGTGAGGTTCAAATCCTCCCCATTTTTTTCGCCACCACATTCACATTCACGAAATAACACTAACACTTAAATTCGTAGGGGTAATTTTACGATTTAAAATTTGAGCAAATGACAAACGAACAAAAAATTAAATTTCTGAAAAAAGAAATCGAATCGTACATAAACGAGCCAACCGATTGTACTTTAACTAAAATTTATAAGTACAACGAAATCTCAATGATGAGGGGAGAAATTAAGAAACTAACTAATAAACTTTAGAAAATGGTACTACCAATCTACACAGAGCAAATGAGGGGGGATATGATTCCCGTATTAAGTAAGATACAAAATTGGCTTAAAGAAAACGAAGATTTAAAAGGTACTGACTACTATCGCAATGTTGAGGCTGAAGCTGTAGTAATGTACGAAATTATTAACGACCTATAAACTTTAGACAGATGCAGACTATTATAGAAATTTCCATTTACGTAATATTAGCGATGCTAATTACTTATTGTCACGTTCAATTCATAGGGTATATGATTGAAATTAGGAGAGAAAAAGAGAAGAATGAAAAAATTTGTACGCCATTCAACTCAACTATTAACGAGTATAACGCTCAAAAAAAATAAGGCTATGTATAAAATTGTAGGAAGTTACAAAGGGGGTAGTTTTGAAGATTTAGATACTACCGAAAGTTATGAATTAGCTTTAGAATTAAAAAAAGCTTATGAAGTTGCCTTTAAAGTAGATAGCAGAGTAAAACAATTTAATGAGGATAATTGGCGCGTGGTTATTTACAAATCGGAAGATTGACCACATTCCCTTAACTGGTGCGTTCGTCTAATGGTGTCGGGGTTTATCCTCGCAGGACAGGTTGATTTCATCTTCCAAATGTTGGTTCGAGTCCAACACGCACTACTAACTATTACTAACTATTACTAACTAAATTTTGAATTGTTATGCCACATTTTAGACACAAAGTTCAAAACGACCTATTCGGGGTTCTTTTGAAGGCGAAGGAAATTGCCGAAACAAACGCAGGGGAGTTGTTAATGGATTACGGGAATCGTAATGTAGAGGATAAATTTCTAAAAGAATTAGATGAAATACCTTTATACCTTAATACTTCGGTTGAAGATATAGGGAAATTATCTTTTACGACACATAAAAGAATTACTCACAATTCTTGGGACGCTGAAGAATCTGGATGCCCAAGCAATCGACAAAGAGTAAAAGCGAAAGTAGGTAGAGTGTTGAATAGAATATTCACAACATCATATTTAGAAGAGCGAGGGGTTACTAATAACGATATTGAAGTTTTAACTTCTCAATTAAAGAGCCTATGGAGTGTTGATGAGTCTTGCTTTTCTATAAGTGAAGATTTTTATAAGTACGAATACCCTTACACTTGTGAGGATGCCCAGCACGAAATGGGGACTTTAGGGGATAGTTGTATGAGGCATAGCGAATGCGTAGAGGAGGGATACTTCGGTATGTACGAGAGTAGTGATACTCCCGTTAAAATGGTTGTGTACGATGAGGGAGATGGAATCATAAGCAGGGCGTTGTTATGGGATATAGGTGGAGGAGAAAAACTTTTAGATAGGATATACCAAACCTACGACGGAGATATTGATAAGTTTAAAATGTACGCTAAAAATAATGGTTGGTGGTACAAAGAGAAGCAAACTTACGGGAATAAAACGGGGTGGGTAAACCTTAAGGGGGATATAGTTAAGCAAGGGTTTATAGTTCCTTGTGAGGATTTTGAAAACCTATCTAACTTTCCTTACTTGGACACATTCACGTTTGGGTTTTATAGCGAGGGAGATTGCCAATATTACCTAACTAATTGTATGAAATACGCATATGAGCAAAAAGGAGTAACTGAGTTTAGAGAATTTTCTTGTACAGGAGGGGGGTACTCTTCAAAGGAGGGTAGAGAGGTTATTACTTTTACTAACGATTTATCGGAAGAGCCACGCTTAGAGATTGATTTCAGAGGGGATTGGTTTTATTTGAACGAAAGGCAAGTTAATCATAGTGAATTTTTAAATGAAGAAGGGTACTATAACATAACGAGTACAGAGGGAGACCGAATTATAAAAAGAATAACCCACGAGGGGAATGATTCTTACTTCCACATAAGCGAGTTAAGAATGTGTCAGTATGACGGAAACTATTACCACAAAAGTAAAAAGTTTGTTTCTGCTGATAGGGGGAATGATAGTTATTCAGAAGTCCCCGAAAGTAAAACTTGTATCCTTAACGGGGTTGTAAGGTTAAAAACTGAGGTGATTTGTTACTGCGACAGATACGATAAAAATGTAACAGTATTCAATTTCTCAGGAGAGATTAATACAATAACGGATGTTTTCGGGGTAACTCGTAATCTTTCCGACTGCGTTAGAACAGAGGTAGGCAGAATGTTAAAAGGGCATCCTTTAGTAGAAATGATTAAAAAAGAGTTCGCAAACGCTACGGGGATTGAGGGCAAAACTCGAAAGTTATCAAGTGAAGTAGGTAATTATCAATTTTAAAAACAACTAAAACTAACTAAAAATGAAGTACAATGATTTAAAAAGTAGCTTAAAGGAAGTATTGAGTACTCAAGCTACAAGTTATGATTACGAGGAAACTCTAGATTTTATAACTGCAAAGTGTTACGAGTTGGGGGCATCTAACGTAGAGATAGACCAACACGACAATTTATATGTTACTAAAGGGAAGGCTGATGTTTATCCTTGCGTAGTATCTCATACCGATACTGTACACGATATATATAGAGGGTATAAGGTATATAGTGTTAAAGGCAATTTTGTAGCCTATGACTCTGATAAAATGCAACAAGTAGGCGTTGGAGGGGATGATAAGGTAGGTATATGGATATGTTTAGAGGCTTTAAGGCATTTTGATAACATAAAGGTATGTTTCTTTGCTCAAGAGGAGATTGGTTGCGTAGGGAGTAGTTTAGCTGACGCTGATTTCTTTAGCGACGTGGGTTATGCTTTCGAGTGTGACAGGAAAGGTAATAAAGATTTCGTACAAGAATCTTCGGGAGTTAAAATGTTTGGGGATAAGTTTAAAAGCCTTATAAGCCCAAGTTTAAAAAAGTTCGGATACTCAATAACCGATGGGGGCTTAACTGATGTACACGAAATTTCTCAAGATATTGGGATAGCTTGTGCTAATATGAGTTGTGGTTATTATAACCCACACTCAAGTAAGGAATACGTTAATGTTAAAGACGCTGTAAATACATTAGACTTAATTAAAGAGTTAATAACTACATTAGGGGAGAATATGCACAAACACGTAGCCGAGCATACTTATGGGGGTTACAACTATGGGTATAAGAGTTACGGGACTACTATATACGGAACTCAAGGTGGTAACTCTTGGAATTGGGATAAGACTGCTAAAATAAGTGAGCCTAAAGAAGAAAAAAAGATTGTTAATAACTCAAAAGAGTTTGAGGGTTGCGATTTATGTGGGGCAATATCTACCGATGGGTGCGACTTTTGTGTAGTAGATACCTCTTCCAATGTTAATAACTCAGAACCTTGCTCTTGTGGAGGGGTAAAAAGAGAGTACGGAGCTGGGGATTCAGCTTATAAGCACTGTTATGGGTGTGGTTTTTATGAAGAAGCTAAGGTAATGTTTTAGTTAGTTGTTGTTTGGTTGGGGGTATGCCTATAATTTGAGGGGGTATGCTTAAATGTGGGTACACCCCTAATTAAATATGCTTACTATATAACAAAGTTTATAACTTAAATATATTGTGATGTTTAGAAAGTGTATAATTAAGAGTGTACTAATAGACTGCGTGTCTAGGGGTAAGGAGGTTTCTGTAGCCCAAAGGTACTTAAGTAGGTTTTATGGCGTTAGAGCGTCTATAAATAGCCTTAAACGTAGGGTTATATATCTTAGGATGTGTGGTAAGTTTGATGGGTGTGATAATCACATTCACGAAACGAGTTACTAATTTAAAAAAGGGAATTAGGTTATGAAAGAAGATAAGGGAGTATATTTACATAGTAACAAAAGAGTTATTAAAGGTTTGAGTGAATCAGATTACGCTAAACATAGGAGAGAGCAAAGGAAGAAAATTAAAGACGACGCTAAAAATAAAGGACTCGTAGTTAAAGATAATTGGGAACTTGTTACGGGATGGTCTAGCAGTGAAGGTTGGGCATTAAACGCTATGAAAGGAAAGTATTTAGATAAATTTGAGTATTACAGAGGTACTCACGAAACTAGAGATAGGAGGTAAAATTATGGGAAAGATGAAAGAGTTACAAAACGAGAAAGTAGGGTTGAAATACGCTAAGTGGTTACTTAGTGAGTGTTCAGAGCCAATAGATGAAATTAAATATCTATTTGACAATTTACCTGAAAAAGAAAAGGAACAAATTAAAAACGATTTAATTAATTGGAAAAGCTAGAAACTATGTCAAAGGAAAGTCACAAAACAAGGTTATTAAAATACCTAAACTATTACAAGGAAATAACACCATTAGAAGCAATTAGAGATTTAGGGAATACCCGACTCAGTGCTACTATCTTTAATCTAAAGGAGGATGGGGTTAATATAAGAACAACTAGCACGAAAGTACCTACAAGGTGGGGAACTACCACAACCGTAGCTAAGTACGAATTAGTTAGTGAAGATAATTAAGTCCGCTTATTTGGGTCACTCGGATTTCTTCGGGTCTGAGGGGATACGTGCTTAAGGTTAATAGAGTGAAGCGGAGGGCTTGTAAAGCCTATTTCATACACTTAAACGTATTCAAAGAATGACTAATAGGAAAGACTATTTTTTTAAGAAAAGTGTTGAGAATTAACTATAATTTTGTATATTTGCAAACGGGAGTTTCCTACGTGAGTGGAGCAATAGTACCAAGTCCTACGATGGGGATTGTAGGCGAATCGGCGTTAAATGTAAAGCCAAAGGCAGGGAGATGTCCTTGCCGAGATACTGGTAATATCTTTTGAGGTTTTGCTTTTAACCAATTAAAATAAGAGATTATGGCTAAAGCAGTTAAAACAAAAGGCAATTTAAGCTTTTGGGAATCAGTGCAAACTACTGACCCGAATTTCACTAAAGAGGTGGGGTTTGGTAGAAAGTTTACTAGTATAAACGCACAATATCAAGTGCGGGAAATAACAAGAGCATTTGGTAAAATAGGTCAAGGTTGGGGAATTACCGATGAGAATTTTTATACATTAAACGGTATAGATGGGCTTATTTGTTATCAAGCAGACCTATGGTATATGGATGGCGAGAACAAGTGTTATTACGCTATAAACTCCTCCATAGCCTCCCACAACGGTAAGGGTAGGTTGGATGACGAATGCTTTAAAAAGGTGTCTACCGACGCTCTAACAAAGGGGTTATCTAAGTTAGGGTTTAACGCAGACATATTCTTAGGGATGTGGGATGATAATAGATATGTTACACAACTAAAGGAGAATAACAAGGTCAAGGCTAAACTTACAGATAACCAACTAGAGGCTATGTGTAAAGCAATAACTAACGGGAAAGGGGATGTTGTAAAGTCTAAGATGGGGGATTACGACATAACAAAAGAGCAGTCCTTAGCCCTTAAAAAAGCATTCGATGAAACTAAGTAAGGGAGATGTGCAAACGGCTCTTATAGACGCTGATATTATGCTCTATCGGGCTGCGTGGAAACACGAAGGAGATGACGTAGAAAATGCTTACGAAAGTGTAGACTCTATGTTTGAGCATATATTCTACGTAACTAAGTGCGTTCAGTATATAGGATTCCTTACAGGTAGAGGGAACTTCAGAAAAGATATAGCTGTAACTAAAGTGTATAAAGGTAATCGTAAAGACACAATTATGCCCGAACATTTTGACGCTATAAGAGATTACATTATAGAAGCGTGGGATTGTCACGTTGTTGATGGTATTGAGGCTGACGACGCTTTAGGTGTATGTCAATCAAATATGGATAAAACTATTATATGTAGTATAGATAAGGACTTACTACAAATAGAGGGACTTCATTATAATTGGAATAAAGGGGAGGTTAAATATGTTAACCAACACGAAGCTGACAGGTTGATTTACAAGCAGACCCTTATGGGGGATTCTACAGACAACATAGTAGGAATACCTAAGGTGGGGGATAAAAGGGCTGAAAAGATATTGTCTAACACGTTTGATGAGAACGGAGATGTTTTATCGTACCCCGACCAATGTTTACGTGCTTACTTGGATTACTATAAAGACGAGGATTTAGCTAAAGAAAAACACGACGAAACATATAACCTTGTGTATATAGCTAAACATACAGATGACTACAGGTTTAAGGAGGAATTTGAAATACCTGAACCTAGTTATGTTTTTTAACAAAAAAAATGTATCTTTGTATAATGAGCAAGGAAAAGGAATTAAGACAGAGGATACTCAAGACGTTAACGGAAAGTAACGACTCGGTTATGATTATAATGGCGAACTTTATTGACGACGAAACAATGGATTTTGAGTTTGCAGTAAACGCTGAACCTGAGGAGTTGTTTGAAATGTTTATTCATTTATTTGAGAATAAGATAATCAGAGATGAAGCAAGGAAAGCTATCCTTCAATCTGATTATGGTAGGGAAGATGTTGATAGCTTTAATTTAAATTAATTACATTATGCAGAATGCGATTGAGGGGACTTTAACAAAAGTCTTAGAAACAGAGGCGGGAACGTCTCAAGGAGGTAAAGATTGGAGTAAAAGATTGTTTGTTATAAAGACAGATGACAAGTACCCAAAAGATATTTGCTTTACTTTATTTGGGGAAAAGGTTTCCTTAATAAACGACCATAAGGTTGGGGACAAAATCAATGTGTCATTCAACCTTTCGTCAAGAGAGTTTAATGGTAAGTTTTACCACAACATAGACGCTTGGAAAGTTGATGCCTCAAGTGGTGAGGGAGTTACAAGCGGGGAGTGGAAATCTCCTAATGACGAGAACTTATCGTTCTAGTTTTTCACAAAGAGTTTTAGTTAGTAATTATGGAGGGGGTTCTCCCCCTTTATTTAACCATTAAAGTGTTTAGATATGTCAAAGACAAAAGTATCACAAACGGAATTAAATAAAAGGATTAAGCAAGTAACAATGGAAGCCGAGTTTAGGTTTAAGTGCTTGGAGTTAGCTCAACCGTCATCAAAAGACTTAGAGAACTTATTGGCTAACGCTACGGAGCTTTACAACTACGCATTTCACATTAAACCACAACAAAACGAAGAAGGCGATGGAAACGGTAATGACTAGGCAGGAAGAATTTGATTATGCTTTAGGGTTTGTGTCAGACTTAACAAAGGTGGCTGCCATAGACGTAACAAGCAAGTCAAGGTACAGAGACCACGTTGTAGCTAGGCATTTCTTAAGGTATTTCTTGAGGTCTAAGTACGGGATGAATCTTCAGGATATAGCTGATTTTACAAAGTCTAATCACGCAACGGTAATACACTCCGTTAGGTATGTTGAAGATGTCTCTAAGTACGACAGGGTTTATAGAACTTATAAAGATAGTATAGACAGAGGTTTTTTAGTTGACGCAGCGACATTTAGGAATAGGGTAAATGTAATCCTTAAAGCTAAGAGGGTTAATGAGTTTAAGTGCAACGCTTTAATAGACTTAATGAATAGCTACGTTGAAGAAAAAGTTTCAAAGGAATTAGAAAAACTAAAAGAAAATGGATGTATTACAGCAGATTAATAGGGGATACGCTAGAGCAGTTGTAGCCATAGTTATGGATGATGGGAAGCCTTTAGAGGCTATCCATTTCCCTAGCGTAAGAAGTTGTGCTAAGTATTTAGAGAGAAATCCCGCAGCAGTAACAAAGGTTTGCCAAGGGGTTTGGAATACGTGCAACAAGCATAGATTATTATACGAAGAAGATTACGTAAAAGAATTTGGGAAGATTCTAAAAGACTGGGAGGAATAAACTATGAGCAGAGATTTTAAAGGGATATGGATACCTAGGGAGATATGGGTATCTAAAGAGATGACTATGCAAGAAAAAGTTTTTTTAGCTGAGATACATAGTCTTGATAACGAGCAGGGATGTATAGCTAGTAACGCTTATTTTGCTGAGTTCTTTGGGCTTAGTAAGTCTAGCGTGACTAGAGTTATATCATCTTTAGTAGAAAAAGGATTTTGTAAAGTCCACTTAATATACAAAAATAATAAAGAGGTTGACAAGAGGGTTATAAGAACGTCGAAGTACGGAGATAAGGAAGTTAAGGTTGTTAAAGAGGTAGTGCGAGTTGAGGCTAAAAAGAGTTCCGTAGGGTTATCTAAAGACGATGAGGGGCTTATAAAAAGCGTGTTAGACTACTTGAACCTTAAGGCAGAAAGGAAGAGGGGATTTAGGAGAACTCCCACGTTTAGCAAACTTATATTAGCTAGAGTTAATGAAGGTCATTCTTTAGATGACTTTATTCACGTAATAAATGTTAAGTGTTCTCAGTGGCTTAATACTGAGTGGGATAAGTTCTTAAGACCGTCAACCTTATTTAGCTTAAGTAAATTCCCCGAATACCTCTCGGAGAAGCATATAGAGACTAAAGGGGATGTGTCAAATAGAGTTGCTGACTCTCAAAAGAACTTCTATGACATATAAGGTTTCTAACAAGTCAGATATAAAAAGGTATGCGGGGAACATATTTAGGAATGGACTACCTAAAGGAGTTTCTACAGGGATACCTAACCTCGACCCTCACTATAAATATAGGAAAGGGGAGTTGGATGTAATTATGGGTTTAGCGAATATCGGTAAGACTACTACAATGTTCTACCTTATGCTGAACGCTTCTGTAAGGTACGGTTGGAAGTGGCTATGTTATTGCCCTGAGAATGAGCCTGTAGGAGATATGATTTCCGATATAGCTGAAATGCTTGTAGGTAAAAGTGCTGATAAAGACAGGAAAGACAGGATGTCGGGGACTGAATTTAGCAACGCTATTGATTGGGTATTAGACCACTTCACTATAATAACCTTTGAAGAGCAGCCAACGGCGACAGAAGTCTTAGATGCTTTTGAGGAGCAGATGAAGGAAGTTAAATATGACGGATGCTTAATAGACCCTTTAAACGACTTAAAGGTTGAGAACGGGTTTAGTAAGTACGATTATTACTACAATATGTTATCTAGCATACGTAGGTTTAAGCAGAAGCATAATGTGAAGTTTATTTTAACCACACACGCAGGAACGGCGGCAGCGAGGAAAAGAGACGACGCAGGGAGAATCCCCGCACCGAGTATGTATGACGTTGAATTTGGAGGGATGTTCGCTAATAGAACAGATAATTTTATGGTTATACACAGACATTTAGGTAGCGATAATTGGGATATAACCGAATTACACTTAAGGAAGATTAAGTTTCAAAAATTAGTAGGATTACCAACGCAAGAAGATAAGCCTGTTTTGTTGAAATTCTCGCCAAAAAGTTGTAGATTTACATATCTAAACCCTAACAGGGGAGGTTATTTTGTAGACCCTTTAGACAGCTTAGAGACCACATTCACGAAGGAGGAAGCAGAGTTAGGATTTTAAAACAGGAAACTATGGGAAAACTAAAAGAGTTCCTTATCAACGAACAGATGAGGATAACAGGAGATTGGAGAGAGCAAAATCATTATGAATATCTAGCTTGGCGAGCCTCGTTAGAAGAACAAAAACACTATGAGCAAAAGGAGAGAGTTAGGTCGTTATCATACGAACAAGAAGGTAAGGAAAAGGATAGACAAACTGTTAGAGGATAACGCTAGAAATGTAGCGAGCCTAGGAACAAAAGGTAAGCACGACTTAGGGACTAGAGAAGCTTTTAACACGGCTTGGACTGAT